TCAGGCTTCGACGGTTCGCATCAGGGTTGCCAGCTCATCCTTCACTGACTGTACCTGCGGGCCAATGACGACCTGCAAATTGTGTTGATTTAACTGTACTACGCCAATAGCCCGGTTAGCTTTAAGTGCGTTGGTATCCACTTTGGACATGTCCGCCACCGACAAACGCAGGCGGGTGATGCAGTTATCCAGAGAGGTAATGTTATCCGCACCGCCCAGCGCCGCCAGAATAGCAGGCGTGTTATATCCGGATTTCCCAACGGTACCAGCCACCGCCTGTTCAACGCTGGTGGCCGTATCGGTATCGCGGCCAGGCGTTTTCAGGTTAAAGCGGGTGATGGCGAAGCGGAAGATCCCGTAGTAAACCGCGAACCAGATGGCGGCCACAACCGGCACCAGATACCACTTGGTGGACAGACCGTGCAGGATACCGAAGACCACGAAGTCAATCACGTTACCGTCGGTGTTACCGATGGTCACACCGAGCACAGCCATCACGGTAAAGCCCAGGCCCGTCAGTACGGCGTGGATGAGGTACAGTACCGGTGCCACGAACAGGAACAGGAATTCGATAGGTTCTGTCGTACCGCCCACTACGCAGGCAATAACGCCGGAGATCAGCAGGCCTTTAATTTTATGACGATTTTCCGGACGGGCACAGTGGTACATCGCCAGCGCAGCGCCCGGCAGGCCGCCGAGGAAGGCAGGCATTTTACCCTGAGAGAGGAAACGCGTCGCACTTTCAGAGAAGCCGTGAGTGGTCGGGCAGCTCAGCTGGGCCTGGAAGATGGTCAGCGCGCCGCTAACGGAATGACCGCAAACGTCCATGGTGCCGCCGGCTTCCGTAAAGCGGATCAGGGCAACCAGGATGTGCTGTAAACCAAACGGCAGCAACAGACGTTCACCCGTACCGAAAATCATCGGGCCGAAATCACCCGCGCCGTTGATAATGCGGCCAATACCGGTGATCCCCATGGCAAAAATCGGCCAAATCAGAGGGATGATCAGACCAAACAGACCCATCACAACCAGCGTAATGATTGGCACAAAGCGGGTCCCGCCGAAGAAGGCCAGCGCATCGGGCAGGCGGATGTTGTGGAATCGCTCGTGCAGCATCCAGATAATCACCCCCGCGATCACGGCTCCAAGGATCCCGGTATCGATGGACTGAATACCAATCACGCTCTGAATGTTATTGGCTTTCAGTACCGCCGCGTCGGTCGTGGGCAGGATCCCTTTGGCGGTCAGCCAGAAGTTAACCGCAAGGTTCATGACCGCATAGCCAACGAAGCCCGCAAACGCCGCCACGCCTTTGTTTTCGCGCGCCAGACCCAGAGGAATGGCGATACAGAACATTACCGGCAGGAAGCTAAAGGCAAACGATCCGACCTTGCTCATCCAGATGAATCATGATTGAAGTCATATTAATATGTTAAATCAGATAGTTAAGGTTATGCGGTTTTTCTATGGGGCATCAGTGGGGCATTTTGAGTAAATGATGCGTTCAAAATGCCCACCTGGTCATGGTTATTCTCGGTCATCCATTTACCGTAAACCGTGAATAGCATTTGCGCTGACGAATGGCCCATCTGGTGCGCAACGAAATTTGGGTTCGCTCCGGCGACCAGTGCCCAGCACGCATATGTGTTCCTGGTTTCATAAGACCGTCTTTGTCGGACGCCTGCACGACGCAGGGCAGTGCGCCAGGCTGAATTAATGGATCCTGGGACGTAGCACATCGTCTTCTTACCGTTCATTGAAGTAATGGACGGCGAGAATATAAAGGTGCATTCATCGGTTCTCTTTTTTTTGTATTCCCGTAGGCTGACGCTTACCTTGTGGGATGCCATCATTCTGGTCAGTGGCATTTGCGCCTTGAGTGCATCAATTGCTGGCTGGGTCAGCTGTATTGTTCGAATCCCGGCGTTGGTTTTTGGCAGGGTGAAGTTTCCCTTCAGGGAATAGTTCCGTGACACTGTAACAGTCCAGTTGACAGTATCCACATCCTCCCAGGATAACGCGCTTAGTTCGCCATGCCTGACGCCTGTATTTACCGCAAAGATAACCATATTCTGAAACTGTAGCGTTGGGCAGGCCGCAACCACTCGCTGATACTCATCAGAAGTAAGAGGATCTGGAACGGGCCTTTCTTTTGCAAGTGGGGTGATGCCTGCCATCAGATCGGTTTTCAGGTAGCCACTTTTGAAAGCAAAGCCCAGCATCCCGCCAAGACATGCCATATAGCTATTAACTGTAGGAACGCTCCTTCCCTTTTTGGGTGGATGATTTAGACCATGTCTGGTCTTCTGCCAGCCGTTCAGTAGCTCCTTCCTGGCACTAAGGATATCTTCAGTGTTCAGGCTGCCGATATACCTGTGCTCACCAATTGTTTCGATAGTGGTTGTGAGGTGGCAATCGTAACGCCTCAACGTCCCGAGGCTAAGCTCCATCTCCTTAAGGCCAAGCCATTTCGATTTCAGTTCAAGTAGTGAGATTTGCTTTCTGACGGTACTGAATTTCTCTGAGTTCGATGAATCCGGGAATTGTGAGGCATAATTGAATGTGCCTGTCTTTATCGCAAAGCAGACCGAAGCCCGAAGCTCACCTGCCATTTTCCTGTTTTTCGGCGTGTCAGGAACGCCGAGATTTTCCCTGACACGCTTCCCCTGATATATGAACCATATGCGTAACGATTCTCCATGAACCTCTACGCCTGTTGGGTATGCTGCCATAATCATTCCTCGTTTGATGTGCCAAAGGACATTTAAGCAGATATTCTCCGGCGTTTCGCTGGGCTTTGGTGCTCGATCCAGTGGTTTATCTCATCGCGGTTATACATGATTGGGCTGTTTTGCTTGGGTGCCATATCAGGGGAAACATGACGATAATGCTTTCCCTCCATCCAGGTTGACCGGCGGGCATGCTGAATCATGTGCTTTGACATGCCGGTTGTCGCAGTTAAAAGTTCCTCTGTGACCCATTTATTCGGTACCAGCTGAATAATGTCGCTCATGGTTTTCTCCAGGCAAAAAAGAACCCGGCACGATGGCCGGGGAAAGGGGGATAACGTGGCAGTGCATTCGCACCCAATAGCCGACTCAGTGAATCAGCTATCAGTTGCGTCATTCATTCGGATGGTTAACGATGTCGTAAAACTGCCCGTAGGTTATTTTCTGGAAGTTTCCCGGTATCTCTACTTCACCGTGGCGCTCTTCTTTGTTGTTCGGGATAGCGAATACCAGGCAGTCATCACGACCCGGGTGCTTACCGCCATACGTGGATAGCATCGCGAAACCGAAGCCACGGCCAGACTGTCCTCCGATACCAGTTCGCATAATGCCGTAGTGGTTAACGATGTAGTCTTTCCACTCAGGCAAAGATTTCAGTTTTTTGTTGGCCTCTTCCATTACCGCATCGAGCTCTTTGTTGAAAGCCCGGCCCTCTTTCGTATTCCCTTTCCCTCTCCCCAGCACTACCCGCTTACCATCAAACATTTCTTCACGCTTAATGGTCATAGGGCAGGGGAATTGATAACCCTTCTCCCACACAAAACCACTCAGCAAACCGCCTCCTCCACCCCATCCGGTGGAGGTTGTCCACGCAATAGCGCCAACCTTGCCAGCCGCTTCAGGCAAAATAGCGTTACGCTGCTCTCTGATTTCGTCATACCCTGCAATGAGCGACTTCACTTCATCTCCCTCAACCACGTAGTAATCATAAAATTTGCTTTGGTCTGACATAATCTCTCCTCATGCCGCACGCTGGGCGCGCAGCGTAAAATTACTTCCGCCAGGCAAAGGCTATTGGCTCCGGCGTAATCCACAGGTGGCGCATGTTCGCCACGTTCACCACATCAGAATCCCGCGGGTAAATCTCCACAGCATCCCGATCCCCATAACCAACGGCTGACTTTATCTCCTGCAATGCATCCCAACTGATGCCATCCTTCCACCGACCTGAGCTGCCAATGCTGGTGGTATTCACCGTCAGGCGGATGACGCCGTCGTCTTCCTGAAACTCCTGAACCAGAAAATAAGAGTTAGCCCACACGTTGCTCCGCTTGGGGTCGTGGCATCGTGCCGGCCACTGCGATTCCGGTACCGGTTTGAGTATTCCGATCACTTCTCATGCTCCTTAATTTTTTAATGTGCTCGCTCGTCTCCAGTTCGGCGCGTATCTGTGCCGCCTCACGGTGATCGAGGTGCTCAAAATCATTGTTAAAACGGTCGATTGAAGCGGTGTTGATCCGGCCCTGTCGCCAGTAGCGGACTATCTGTGATGTGCAGCTGTGGATGATGACAGGCCAACCGTGCTGGTCAGCGTAAATCTGACCCCGTTGAATGAGTGCAAACATCACGCACCTCACCGTTATTGATGGATGAACCTAGTTGAGATTTAGCGCTTTGATAAGCTGCTGAGGCTTCTTCTTCGGTTGCATAGTCACCGAGATATTTAGTCTTCCCATTTTTTGTTATGTGCGCAGTCCACCGACCTGAAGGTCTTTTTGATACCCCAACAAATTTTGATGCACTTCCTCTTCGTTTTCTTTGGTTTGACTGCTGTTCAGACAATGTCGACCATCTGCAATTTTCAGGACAATAACCAGAGGAGTTGTCTATTCGATCGAGAGTTGTTCCTTTTGGTCTCGGTCCCATATCTTCATAAAATGCTGAGAATTCCCTCCACCTATCGCATACGAATATTCCCCGGCCTCCGTAATCCTCATATCTCTTGTTATTTATATTGTTGCACCGCTGCATCATTGAGTCCCAACTGTGGTACTCGCGACTTCCTGTCATTCCATGCTTTCTGCTAATTTTTGAGACGGTTTCTCGATGAAGGCACCCACATGATTTAACTGATCCGTTTTTGAAGCTACATAGGCGGATGGCTTTTTTAGTTCCGCACTCACACTGAAACAAACCCATTTTGTGTTTCCTTTGTGATGGCAATTCCTCTAAAAAAGTCAGACGGTTCTTCTTATCTCCCGGTTTTAATTCTGTAGGCATATTACCCCCTAAATATCTTGGCCTGTCTTTCGGATAACTCTGCACAATCAACACATAACTTGACGCCTGGAATGGCCTTCCTTCTACTATCAGGAATTTTTGATCCGCATTCTTCACAACGTTCAGCTGATACGGCGTTGCGGTTGATCCGGTGAGCGGAAAGGGCAGCGTTACGCTGAAGCTCTTCAATCTCTGCTGCTGTGTCGATGATGTCCATGGCTATTCCTCAGGAATTTCTAAAGGTGAAAACTCAACAATTTCCCACTCCCAGCCTGGTGCAAGCTCGCAGCGACCATATTCGCCATATTGGCCTTTAAACAAGCTGGTTTCGATGGTGTAGGTTCCATCTTTTGGAAGGCGTTCATCGCGGTTTTCAATAATTTCCTTCTCAATTGCTTGCAGGTCTTCAATGGTGCAGGCCCCGCGGACTCCGCAAATAAAAGGGTCGGAGAAATCATCCATTACTAATAAATCGATAACGACCTTGCTCATGGTCAATGCTCCCGGAACTGTCGGTTAATTCGGTTGAAGGTGAATGCCAGCAATAAAAAAGGCCGCCGGAGCGACCTGGTGATTAGTGCTTTCATGCTGCGCCGCCTTCATTCTTTTCGGCTTCGACCGCCATCTGCTCAAGCCGTCGCGATAGCTCGGCGGCCAGAGCCTGGAATTCTTCCTCGGTGGCCACCGGGATCGGCACGAAGCGAATCCCGATGTGTGCGAGGTTGTTGGCAATTTCGAGGCTTTTCCTCAAATCAACGGGGGAGGCTCGGTTCATGCGGCGCGATCCTCTTCCTGGAAGATAATTTCCATTTCAAGCTTCTCGGCCAGCGCATTCTCCGCTCGGGCACCAGCGGAGTGCTCCCAGCCTTCAAGCATGTAGATAGCATCAGCACAGCGAAGCATAGACAGACAGATGTCCATGTACTCGGCCTGGGTTAATCCATCTGGTAGACGGGCGGGATTCAGAACAATATGGCCTTTCGACCAGAGATGAAAATGCGCATGGTTAAAAGCGGCGCGGTTAAAATTAGGTAGGCCGCTCATGGGCCCGGCAATATAAACTTTCACGATTCCACTCCGAAGCGGCGATTAAGCCTGCCTGTGTATACGACGAACTCCAGGAGGCTAACTCCCAGAGCTTCAATTTTCTTGTGATGCTTGTTGATGATGGGAGGCTCCGTTTCGTTCCAGTTTGGCTTTGGCTTCTTGCGCATGGCCTGCTGGATTTCCTCGGTGCAGCGGCGGCAGGCGGATCGGATGGCGTTTTCATTTGCTGGTGTCATGACTTGCCACCATGATTTGCAAATTCTCCATGGACTTGCTCGCGGAGTGCCCTGATTGCCACCTCAGCATCTGCAATTTCCTTGAAGTGTCCGGCAGTGAAATACTTGCCGTTAATAATCACCCTGGCGCGCCACCGCTTACGATGCTTATCCCAATTAACCCCTTTCACACCGCTCGTGTTATTGCTGCGCAGTGGCATATTTAATTGATTAAGTTGGTGGGTGACTTCACGTAGGTTGCCGATGGAGTTGTTGAGCTTGTTATTGTCGATATGGTCAATCTCTGTGGGCCAAACCCCATAACAGAAGAACCAAGCCAGCCGATGGGCGAGATAGCACTTCTTGCCGCAAGCTATTCGCCAGTAACCCTTGTTGTGCATCCTGCCGATCGGGTTTCCACTTTTCCTTCCAAAGAACTGGCCGGTAAATTTGTTGTACGCAAGCCCGGGAAACTCGTCGTTATAAATAAGCTGATCAATACCTTCGGTCATGCAGCCTCCCGCCTAGCTAGTAGCTTTGTACCAAACTCCATCAACACATCTCGCTCAACCGTAGTGAACTCACAATGCGTGCGGGGGTATGGCCGCCAAATAATCAGGATGGATCCTTTGCTATTGCCCGATACCGGCTTACCGGTGACCGGGTTGATAAATGCCAGCCGCCCGGCGGTGATGAAGCGAACCTCGCTGGCGGTCTGGATAGCCTCCTTAAACCAGCCAACCGATGTGTCTGCCGGAACCAGCATGACCGTGCCGATCTGATTTGCGCTTTCGGTAGCGGCCTTCTTAACGAACGGTGTGATGTCGCTGTATGGCTGGTTCATCCAGACGTAGCCAGGTACACTCAGGTAATCAGCCCAGGGAGTCTCCAGTGTATTCTGCTCGGCGGTGATGAACTTCCGGCACAGTGCGTTATGAGACGCCGCGGCGGCATCCAGTTGGAAGCAAAACTCAGCATCAAGGGAAGAGAAAAGGGCTGGGGGAGTGCGCCAGAGGTCGCGCTGATCTGCTGGTGTATTGCTGACGGTGTAATCAGTCATGATTCCTCCCGCTCCGGATCGTTTACATCCCAGCCATTACGCTCATTATTGGTTTGCAGCCGCTTATCTCCGACCTCTTCAATGCTGCGGCCGGTAATCTCTGCGACTTCAGCGTTTGAGTGTCGCCACAGCAGCGCCAGCTCTTCGAGTGACCACGCTTTCATAGCACTGACTCCATTTCGTCGATGTAGAGGCCCTGAGCAATCAGTCGGCTACGGCGGGCGGCGCGAGAAATGCACTCCTGCCGTCGTCCTTCCTGCGACTGCTCTATGGCGCGCCGGGTGAACAGGCGCGATTTACCCTGTGGCGTTACAACCTTCGGCTTCGTGACGAGGTCGAATGTCCGATCGCAGATGCCGTCCTCGTTGACCCATTTTTCCGACTCAACGATCTGAGCTATCTGCCCGGAGCCGCGGGTAATGCCGTTGGCTACACGGTTAAACTCGATGAGCGTTACGCCAAACTTCTCGGCGATTTCGCTGCCGGTTACCGGGCGGCCGCGCGTCTGAATCATCCAGATAACGCGCTCACGGAGGCCAGAGAATTGCCCGGTTCTCCCTGGCCTGCGGTAGAAGGGTGTGCGTTTCATTTCCACTGCTCCCCGAATGTGAAGCCGATCTCCGCCAGGGCCTCGTCCATCTTCTCGATGAACTCCGGCACCATTTCGTTGAAATCGGTCATGTATTGCGGATCCCGCTCAACGACGACGTGGTGAATACCTTCGCGCTTCATGCGCGGGTCGTAGTTTGCAAAGAACCAGGCGTCTTTTCCGGTAACCCACATGCTGTACTGCACCTGGGCCATGTACGCAGACTTGATGGCTTCGAAACCGCCAAGGCGGAATTTCATGAAGTCGCGGGAGGTGAACGGGCATTTCAATTCGAGGCCGAAATCGTTACTGCAAAGGCCGTCAGGGGAGCACGCGGTGCGCATGCTCTCGTCACGGAACAAGATCGGAGACTCCGTGACTTTCACGTCGGTGGTGAACTCGAAGAGGGTGCGGGCGTCTTCTTCATACTGCTTTCCCCAGGCCAGCGCCTTGGCGTTAACCTCTGGCGCCACGCCAGTGCATACCTCGGCGAGTAGAGTGTGGAAGTAGGACATTTTCATGTCTGTCCACTTCTTTCCCGATCTTGGCTTGGCGATGACGTTGTGCACTTCTGAGGCGGTTATAACGCCGAGCCTTAATTTGGCCCATGCTTCATCACCTTGCTCTACGGTGGATACATCAATTCCGGTCCTGGCCAGGATAATTTCTGGTGTCATAGTTTTACCCTGTATACGTTCTGCTTATTTGAACGGGTGCCATCGTGAAACCATATCGCGCACCTGGTGACTTCTATCCATTTACGCCGCTCAAGCTCGGCGATGAACCATGAAACGCGAGACCTTGAAATTCCTAAAATCTTTGCCATGTCGCGAATGCTGTGTTTTCCGCTTCGCAACAATGAAAGCAGGGATGGTGTCATGCTGCCGCCTTCTTCTTGAGGAAGCCTAAGGCCTTAACAGCCTCGGCTTGGGTAAGCTCGGATGAATCGCGAATATCACGACGGAAAATTTGCGAACAGACTGGGAGCAGGTTTTCTTCCCATGTCTTATCCATTGCGATAAGGACGTCGTTAATCTCCTTGATAATTTCGTCCCCTGCTGGGGTTACATCGCGTTCTGGCTGGCGTTCGGCTGAAAAGTTGATACCTTCTTCGCCCTCGGTGTTAACGTGGTCGATGGCGGCATCCAGGCGTTCACGGCGCGGCCAGTATTTTGCTGCCTGCTTCACGACCGTCTTGAGAATCATCTGTTCTTCGTCAGTGACCCACGGACACTTTTTACTGTTGTCAGATTTGTACTTCTTCCATGCTTCTGAGCGGTCACGGATGGAGTAGATGGCATCGATGCGCATCGTATGGGTGAGGTAATCACCATCGTCAGTTTTTACCGTTACATACGCCCCTACGATGTCCCCGCGCTGCTCTTCGGTATCAAAGTCGTTGTAGATATGGATCGGCGGCTTATCTAGCCCCTCGCGGCGGAACTGGTCGTTTCTGCGAACAATTGCCGACTGACACCACTTAATGGCGCCAGACTGTTGTGCAATATGCATCAGGCCCATGTAACTAATGTCGAGGCAAATCGCCCCTTTACGCGGAACCAGGTAAGCCAGCTTCTGAGCTGGGTTTAGCGAAATACCGATAGCCGCAACGTTGATGATTGCGTTCTGCGTGCTGGTCTGGTTCTGGAAAGCGACTTTCGCGAGGTAGTCGTTGTTCTGAAATAGTTGGATGGCAAACTGGCTTTCCTTCGCCCACACCATCCGCTCATCTGTGGCCGCCTTCATGAAAAGCGGCTCCTGTTGTTTGACGAAATCAACAAGGGTTAAGCTCATAGCCCCTCCTTAAAATGGGCAGGTTGGATGAAGGCGATCCCACTCTTCTTCGGCGCGGTCGTAACAGATGCGTGTGACATAGTCGTTATAGGCTTCCTCTGCCTTTTCACCGACTAGTGCCATTTGCGCTTCTTTTGGGAGAAACAGGCTACTCATTTGCAGAGCATATTTCGGGAACATGGCGATCAGTTCTTTCGCCCGGTTGTCGATCCACTTCTCCTTCTCGTCGGTGAGCTGCTGCTCAACCCAGCGCCGATCTTCGATTCGGTCGTAAGTGAGGTATGCGTTCATGGCTGAACTCCTGAAATTTGGATGTGCAGATCCCGCCCGCAGAAAGCCAGGCCGATCGGTTGAATAGGGTTGTTAGTGCTGGATAGGGTTGCCGTGACCGTCCAGAAGAACATCAATCACGCAGTCACTGAGGCGGATGATCTCTGCATCGGTGTGCAGGTACACCCATTTGCGCTCCTGGATGACTGCTGAAACGCGATAGGTGCGGCCTTCATGCATTGCCATCATGCCGGGCGTGACGCACTGGCGAATGAGCGGGATGGTGCCATAGTGGGACATCATTTTTTACCCTCCACCTGAGCCAGTAAACCAGCAACGTGCATCTGCCAGCGATTCAGCACCAGTTTTTCCCGCGGTGCCGATACCGACGTCAGCTGCCACTCGTTATCGTTGAGCTTTTTGGCGGTGTACTGCTTGCCGTTGTGGGTGACTGTCATAAATCCTCTTGGCCTTATCGCGGCGAACGGAACGGTTAATACAAGACTTCAACGCATTTATTCAGTGTTTCAATGGGCGGTGGATGGCTGCCGGTTGTCATAACTTGAGCCACTCGTAAATGACTCCAGGTATGAAAAAGCCGCTGATTAGGCGGCTATTGAGGTTCGCGCGGCTTGTGATTGAATCGGTGCCACCCGTCAGTTAATTCAAATGGAGCATAACTTTCCCGGCGTTCAGCGAAACCAAGCTCAACGGACAGAGCGTGCAGCTCATGCCGGCGCTTAATCTGTTCCATCGCAATCCAGTCAGCATCGGCATTGCGCTTTTGAGCTTGCTTCGGCGTCAGGTCTAAACTGTTTATTTCACTTAGTTTCTGCTGGCGCTTGATGTCCTGTTTCATATTGCGAAGCACATTTATCATTGAGTCGATGCGCTTGATGTCGTCGATCATCCTCTTACCCTCTGTCGTTACCCGCTGATGCGGGAGAAATGCTTTGGTGCTGGCTCCCCACAATGAAGCAAGGAAGGCCGTCGTCGCCTTGGTGAGCCATTACCTCACCAACTAGCTGATAACCGTCTGCCAGCCCAAAACATTCCAGTTAGTGCCGGGATATTTATCCGCGCCCGGCTCGCGCTCCCTTGCTTTCCACAGTCAAAGGAATGCCGTAGACTGGATATTCCACAGTCAATAAAAGGATTTCTTTATGTCCATGAATGTATTTGCAGGAAAGAGAACTGAGGAATCAGTGGCATATGATTTAGCGCTGGCGCTTGCAGTAAAAGACCCATCCGCCAACACGCCAGAAGCTTTAATTGAGCGCATTGCTGATTTGCTTCCTGCCTGTCGTGAAGCAGCAAAGGAAAAGTACAAAGCAGAAGCACCTACGCCTTTTGGGATCGCTATAAAACGATAACTGATGCCAGGGCAGTCTCCAGTGCTGCCTTTATCAAATTCTGCCGATACCAGTGGTCATCTGATGCCCCTTTAACCGCTTCTTCAGCAGCAGCATAAGCTGCGTCAGCTGCTAAAATTACGCCATTGTTGCTTTTAAACATCGCTACTTCATCGTTTTTTATATCCATCACCATCGCCTCAAATAAGTGGAGTAGATTTGCCGTCAGCCCCTCGCGGAGAGAGGCTGCTAATAAAAAAGGCCGCCTGAGCGACCTCAGTCAGAAATAGTTATCAAGGTCACGCTTGACCCTTTCCAGGATGATTTTTGCATCATCAAGACTCTCAGCATCGAGAGCATCCCTTATGGCCATCGCCAGTTGCGTAGCGTCTGATTCGTAGTCATCAGCGCGACTCTCCCATTCGGAAGCCTCTTCCTCTGCATAGTAAATCCGATCCTCATACTCGCCTTCGAGTTCTGAGCGCACTTCATCACGAAGCTTCTCCTTGATGATTTCGGAGGCTTCTTCAATCGGCATTGTTTCCAGAATCGTCTCTGGCTGATGAGTGCCGTATTTCAGTGAGATGTCAGTAGCAAACATGCAACCTCCCAAAAAATGCCCGCGCGCTGGCGGGCCAAGAAGACTTTTCCAATCCAACCAGAACAGGATCATCGTCTCCTGTGCGGTTGAGATGGCAGTATTACCATCACCAAGCATCGGCGCCCGGTGCTTGAGGCTGGCTCTGTCGTTACCCGCTGATGCGGGAGAAATGCTTTGTGATTCAGCACAGCCCACTCAGCTTCGAATGGACTGGAATAAATCTTTTTTTCGCTTTGCCATAATTGCCGCTCTTCCTGAGCCCGCCTATGGTCCGACGCATGGTTTACTGTCGCGCCGTTCGACTGACCGAATCTCAACTTCGCCGCTGGCTAACTTCGCTCAGCTGTCGATGTTTCGTTTCGATGGATTGAATATACAAAACGTATTCTTATCATGCAATACGAAATGTATAATTGGTGGGTGGTTTTGTGATAACAAATTGTATTCTAAGGTGATTTATTTTTTTAAATACCAGTGCTACGCTTAAAAAAACAGCAGGAGGGATGTGCATGGTTCTGGATGAAGAGCGTATAAGCATGAAAATTCAGGCGATGGGGCGGGCGGTGATGGAATTGTCACTGGCAGATTTACCTATGACCCAGCAAAACATCATCGACAAGCTGGAGCAGTACCGGAAGGAAACAGGAAACGTGATAGGGAAGGGTGTGAACAGGGATGCAGCTGAGATAGTGCGGAAAGGGCAATAAAAAAGCCCGCACGGGCGGGCAGGTAGTGTTGCGATAGTTATTGTTATCAGCTTCAGGCTGAATAGTTATCGGCAGAATGGCGGATAGCTTTATGGGTGGGCAATAAAAAACCCGGCGCGGTGGCCGGGGTATAGATAACGGCTAGATAAGGTAAGGAGGAGTGGGGGGCCTGAAAGGTGGGTGAGACGAAAAATCAACTATCTTGATCTCGCCTGGAGTAAGCTCATTCATATAGTGAAGAACATACTCAGACGTTCTATCTCCAAATGGCTTAGTCATATCGTAAGCATCAATCCCGATATGGTAATGCCAGAGTTTATACTGTAGCGCCACCTTCACTTTATTTACGAAGTCTCGATCATCTTTGGATACGCTGTCAGAAGATTTGTTTCTTCCTTCAAGGGCATTAAAGCCGTTGGCTTTAAGATGATCTATGAACGCCTTAATTTTTTTCCTGTCATCAGCAGGAAAGTTTAAGACCTCTTTCGCAAATAGAACTCCCACATCCACTTTCAACTTTGTGACACCTTCCTAAGCCAGTCATCAAAATCGTCAAGGGTTTCAAGGCCATCAGGCACAGTCACAAAGTCCCCAGACACCATTTTTTGCATACGATCTAGTTCAAAGTTGAAGGGGAACTCAGCCTGAGACATAAATCGACCCTCTTCAATTACAATGCATTCTTTCAACAGCTTGTTGTCCAAAACAGCCTGTTCATCACCAGCTTTGGCCCAAGCTGAGCCAGGAAGGTGAGTAAGGCGGGATAAATTAGCAGCTGTCATATGACCATATACAGTAATTATATTATCAATAATGCAGCGGAAATCCCCTACCTCATCGACAAACTCTGGTGTAACTGTTTGGAAACCACCATCTTCTGTGAATTCAAGCGTACTTATTAAGGTAGAGATATGGTGATTTTGATAGTCCTTTACAGCATGGTACAGCTGAGGTTGTACAGGACCATAAGTCCACTTAGCAAAAAAATCTTCCACTAAAGGCTTATCTAATATTTTCAAGCTCCACGACTGAGCAAAAAATACCAGTTTTTGAAGCTTCATAGGCGTAAGATCAGTGATCTTAGCCCCTTTAGCTCTTTCAATAAAGGCATTAGCTACTGCAATTGTTGAGTAAGCCATCACATGCCCCCTTTAACAAAATTATAACGACAAAAATCTTCTCCAAAAGTGAAAGCTTTCAGAGATACTGTATGGATAACCAGTTATTAAAATACACTGAGTTAACCATAACGTCTATCTTAAATGTAATATCGGTTTACGTCACTGCAAACTGGATAGCATATCGTGCTAATGATTAAAAAATGATAGCACGATAGATCTGTATGCTACCCAAACGTCTCTTCAGGCCGCTACCAGCTATGCGTCGACCAGAACACCTTTCCGCTCACACCAGCCGCAGCTTCGTCTCTACAGCAACACCGATAATTCGACAGTTACCATTCACCGGAACAAGAGGCCATTGCGGGTTTAGACCCTTCAGGTACTTCTGCCCACCGTCGATCACTAACTTCTTAAATGTTGCCTCGTTCGAATCGGATAGCTTTGCTATTACCAGACTGCCATTTACCGCATCTCTACCGGTGTCGAAAAGTACATAGGTTCCTTCAGGTATGCTCAAGCCAGTAGGGGCTGTCATTGACTCGCCCTCAACGAGCAACCAGAACGCGTCACCCTGAATGTGAGCATTCGACTCAAGCCACAGATCTATATCTTTTAGGGTGTATGGCTCAACCGCTTCGCACCATGAACCAGCCTGGACACTGCTGATTACTGGATACTTGTTACCAGGATTGTAGGGGCCAGCGTACTCCACATCACCCTTAAGCGTGTCGTCAATGATCATACCGCCAGCTCCTACGGAGAAGTTCTTTTTGCCAAGGAACTGCAATATTTTTGCGATCTCGGAAAGGCTTGGCTCACGCCGAGCGTTCAGCCAATGACTTACCGCACCTTTAGTAATACCGAGGTGCTCCGCCAGCTGTTCCTGATTGATGCCCTGACTTTTCATCAGGGTCTTAGCTAAGTCGTACCATTTCATAGTCATACCCGAATGATACAAGTTGTATATATTTGCGCGAGCCACAATTCGTATATTTTACTTGCGAACAAAGAATACAAAACGTATATTTAAGTTGTTTAAAGGAGACCCGACATGAACAATATCCGAAAAATCCGCAGAAACATCGGTTTGACTCAGCGACAGATTGCCGAAGAGCTGAACCTGTCGACAGGTGCGGTTTGCCATTACGAAAAAAATAAACGCAGCTTAAGCCTTGAGCAGTGCCGGGCGATTGTTGCAGCTCTGAATAAGCATGGCGCTTCAGTAAGCGTTGATGACGTTTTTCCACCAATCAGCAACAACGCCGCCTAATTGGCGGCCCTAACCACGAAAGGGAAAGCAATGCATTCACTTACGTATCACGAGAATAACGGATTCACTGCGAGTCCGATGATTTCGGTAAATCAAAGCGTTCCGCGCAATAACAGTAAGCTGACCAGGATCCGCGAAGCTGTTCGCGCCTGGCAGAAGGCAACGCCCGGACAGGCTCAGGTTCACATTTCGCAGCTGGTAGCAAAGGAGTGGCTGACGCGCGGCGGTCGTGGATTGCTGCTGGCCGGTTCTGAGCACAACACCAAGCAGAACTTCTTCCGGATGATTAACGACCCGGGACCTAAGAACGATAAAGGCCTGGTGCTACTGATCCCCGTCATTGTTGATGTGATGGCTCGGGATAACGAGAAAGTGGCGAGAGAGTTCGGTCTTGTCGCAAAGACTGAGGCCGAACTGATAGCCGAGGCCATGAAAGAGTGCACTGAAGCGCATCAGGCGAAGTTACTTGGTCAGCCGATACAACGCCTTGAGAAAGAGGTGAGAGAAGCTGCTGAAGCACTGCTGCGCTTCCTGCCAACTGAATCAATCGCTGCGGTGGTGACAAGTCTGGACGCTATGGCGCCGGGAGTTATGTGATGGGTACTACCAAAAAAGCGAAAGCCCTTGAAGCGGTCACTTCAAAGGCCCTTATCACACTGTGTTACGCCAAGTAACGGGAGTAAGTATGTCAAAAACTCGCAAAAAGTACCAGGAAAAAGAGGAACGTCGCCATCCAGATTCACCAGATGGCCTGGTTGTCGCCGCCTCAAAAAACAGGGCGTTCGCTGAGCGCTTCGTTGGCATGGCAAGACTGGCACTGATTCAGGCAGGGGTGAAGCATGGGCGTCGTTAAGCATTTAGCAGACTACAGGCCGCCGCTGGAGGTCGTGGAGCATCGTGTGGCGCAACTGGAAGATGGGTTCACTCGCGTCGCGAATGAGCTTCTTGATGCCGTTATGGCTTCAGGTTTGAGCGAAACTGAGATGTGCATTGTGCTGGCCGTCTGGCGCAAAACATACGGCTTCAATAAAAAAATGGATTGGGTCAGCAACGAGCAACTTGAGCAGATGGTTGGTAAGCACCACACGCATTGCTCTACTGCCAAAAACCTGCTGATCGGCAAGAAGGTATTCATTCAGGAAGGCCGTAAAGTGGGCATGAATACCAATGTTTCCGAGTGGAAAACGAAGGTTAACGGATTCTGCAAAACATTAGCTAAACCTGCTAAGAAAACCTTAGCAGAAGTTGCTAACAGAACTAAGCAGAAGGTGCTAACCACAAAAGACAATAATCAAAATACAGAAAAACAAGATCCCCCTAAATCCCCCCAGGGGGAAAACTCACTCGCTCAGGAAGTGATGGATTACTTCAACGAGCTAACGGGTAGTCGTTGTGCTGCGCTGGCACCTTTTGAGAAAGCTCTCTCCACGGTGAAGAGCAAAGACCAGTGCTACACCGCTGAAGAGCTGAAGCTGGTTATCCGCTGGGCCCATGTGAACTGGGGTCACAGCTTCAAGCCAGAGAATCTGTGCCGTATGACCCGCTTTGATGGATACCTGTCAGACGCCCTGATATGGGCTGATGGCCAGGGAAGCAATCCGGCAGCCTGTCCGCACGAAGAGATCATCAAGCTCTGGAATGAAAAATTCCCTTCGAAGGCCGTTTCTATGCATGAGTGGAACCGCCGCCGTCCGGCCTATCGTGACCTGGAAGCTGTGTGGAACGGCAAAACCACCCAGGGCAACTGGCGCGAACTGAAGCACATGGGCATG